ATGGCTACCGGCTTGGAACTGCAGGAGCAACTGCAATCTACAATAACTGCACTTGTGGCACTGAAACAATTAGCAAGAAGGCTACAGAGTTCGGTGTGTTTGCAGGCATTGGCACCTACATGCGATCAGGAGCAAATGGGGCCATCGGCACTATGTGCACCGTTCAAACGATGGCGTTGTTTGCTCAAAGGTGCGGCTATACAAACCCATTTGATCCTTATCCACTAAAAGGCAATTGTGTTTTTGACTCGTGCACCCCAGTGAGTTATACGGGCAGCTTTACCGTGGCGGAATTTGTATCCTTTTTTGCTTATAGTGCTGGCGAAGTCTACACATTCAACTACGGCGCAACCGATGGTTTGATCTACTACACGATCACGGAGTGACGATGTTTTTGCCGTGCAAGCATACAACTCCACGCGATGGCTGCCGGATCTGCTGGCTTAGCCAGAATGATGAGCGTTATGCCCAGCTCTGGTCTGTCGATGTAGGTGCCCGCAGGGTGACATATTCACCAGCTCCTGACAGATCTCCGGGCCTAAATCCCGACCAGCTCGAGATGCTACGCAAAATCAAGCTTCACATGGCCTCGCCATGCCAGCATCTAGGCGAAGCGCTCGAGGCCAAGCCCTCATGTGGCTGCGGCGGCACACTGGCAATCTTGCACGTGTGTGGTAGACATGATCGCTGTAGGATATCATCGCGGGATCAGTCGCAGCGCAACTGCATAACATGCGATGACTACGAGCCGAGAGTACCAGATGCGAATTGACCTCACGATTGGCATGGCGACCTATGACGACCCGCAGGGTGTCTGGTGGACCCTATCCTCGCTGCGCATGCACCACCAGCTCGACGGTGTGGAGCTGCTGGTCGTCGATGATCACCCAGAGCCTAATCGTGGCGACATCCATCACGTCTGTAGTAATTCACGAGCCAGATATGTCCATGCGCCCAAAGCCATGGGCCCAGCGCATGCGAAAAACTCCGTGTGGGAGCATGCGCAGGGCTCTCACGTCCTCGTCATCGATTGTCATGTCCTGCTCGTGCCTGGAGCGGTCGAGGCACTGGTAGCTGCTGCCCGCGCTGACGTGGTCGGGCGTGATATGTGGGTCGGCCCATTGCGCTCTGAGGCAGGCAATATCATCGCCACCGAGCTGAGCCCTGAGTTGCGCGGTGACTTTTTCGGCACGTGGCTAGTGGACTCGAGATACCCGGTCAGCGAGACCCGCGAGGTGCATGCGCACGGCAGTGCGTTAAGCTTCATGCGCAAGGCCGACTGGCCGAAGTTCTCGCAGCATTTCCGCGGATTCGCAGGCGAAGAGGTTTATATCCACGACAAAGTCCGTCTCCATGGTGGCAAGGTAATGTACCAGCCATGGCTAGGATGGTGCCATCGTTTCCCGCGATTTGGTGCCGTTCCTTACTCGCTGACCCTCAACGACAAGCTACGCAACTATCTCATCGGCGCATATGAAATGGGCTGGAACATCACACAATTCAGAGAGTATTTTGGACGTAAGTTACCTCAAGCTCAGCGGCTTGAGGTTGAGCAGCAGGTGCTCGAGATCTACCCGCAAATATTCGACGGTCGGTACGACCATGTGCCAGCCGTCAAAACTCACGACTAGGAGTCAGTCATGGATGAGGTTAGCCGTTCCTTTGGACCCCATGTCTGGCTGCTCTATGTTGTGCTCTGCGGAGTCAGTGCTGCCGCATGGTGGCTGGCGCAGAACATCCTCATCCCGGTGCGAGATGATCACCGGGAATTCTTGAAGGAGCTACGCGGCAGCATCAAGGACATCAGCTCCACGCAGCACGACCTCGCAGACACGGCAACTGTCATCTCCGCAAAAATCGATACACTAGGGTGCAGACCTCAGCCCCGCAACTCAGGGATACAACAACAATGATGCTCGCAGCGCTGCTCGTACTGGGCCAGCTTGTCGTACCTGCTGAGGTGCGCGGCGAGGTGGCTGAGTTTGTGACGGTCATTGCCTCAACTGAAGGTAAGGTCGTCCGGTATGTTGCGCTCGACGCTGGCCTGCAAGTCTTCCCGTCTAGTCTGCTGGCTAACCAGCGGGCGACAGTGGTCACGAGCGCAAAGCCGGGCAGGTATCGCCTACTCGCATATACCAGCGTCGCAGATGTGCCGACTGAGCCAGTGATCACAACCGTCATCATCGGCAGCTCGACTCCACCAGTACCACCGATTGACACGCTCGCCGATGCGCTCGGCGGTATCTATGGCGGATCGCAGGAGCGAGATAAGGCTGCGACATTGGCGAAACTATTGACGCTGTATCGGGCAGCACCTGCGACTATCCGGTCGCCCACGATCACGACCACCGAGCAGCTCTATGCCGCCATGGTCGCCGCTCGCAAAACCGCTGGCATCGCTGACGCTGCCCTATCGCCAGTGCGTGAGCGTATCGCGGTCGAGTGGACCGCAGTCATGGGTGCAGACGATCGAGCCTTGACGCCTGAGCTACGAGACGCAGCGACCACACTGGCCGCGCGGATCGTAGCTGCTCTGGAGACCATCCGATGAATAGCCAGTATGTGCCGGGATGGGTAGACGACAAGCAGGCAGTCGATGACATCGTCGCAACCTGCGTCGATGCGGACATCAGTAGTACGCCTATCGGCTCGACTCCTATCGAGGATCTGCCCGATCACGTCTATCTCTGGGATCTGGCGCGCAAGGCTACTGGCGCTCTTTTGCCTCCACGCAATCAGGGCAAGGTTGGTAGCTGCGTAGCGTTCGGCACTGCCCGCGCCATCGAGTACACCATGTGCGCCGAGATCGTCGCTGGCGAGTCTGAGCAGTACATACCACTCGCAACTGAGCCGATCTACGGTGGTGCCCGCGTCGAGGTAGGTGGTGGCAGTATCCGCGGTGATGGTGCAATCGGCGCAAACGCTGCGGCTTGGGTGCGAGATTGGGGCGTGCTTGGCCGTGAGGAGTATCTAGGCATCGACCTGCGTGAGTACTCAGAGTCTCGATGTCGTGAATACGGCACCAAGGGCGTGCCGCTCGAGCTCGAGCAGATCGCAAAAATCCACCCGGTGCGAGCCGTGACAAGAGTGCGCACATGGATCGATGCCAAGCGCGCACTCAGCAACGGCTACGGCATAGCGATGTGCTCATCGCAGGGATTCACGATGACTCGAGACACCAACGGCATCGCGATGGCCGCTGGCACTTGGCAGCACTGCATGTGTCTCTGTGGTTACGCCACGATCACTGGCCGCGAGTATGGGCGCATCGACAACAGTTGGGGTGCATCATCGCACACTGGGCCAGTAGGACCGGGCAGCCCTGGGCCAGAAGGATTCTATGCCTCGAGCAGCACCATCGAGGCGATGCTCAAGTCTGGCGACTGCTGGATATTTAGCAACGTCGAGGGATTCCCGACACGCAAGATCTCATGGATCATATAGGAGGCTGATATGGTCGAGCACATCGAGCGAGTACGACGGCTGGCACGCGGGCAGGAGGGCTGGTCCCAGCTCTGCCTGACCAGCGCAACCACAGTATTGAGTGAGGCGCTGGTCAAGGCGCACACGTTGCAAGCGATCAAGGTACGCCCCGGTCAGCCAATACCAGATCCGAAACTGCTACGCGTATGGGCTGAGGAGGCATGTGATGCGATCCTTGCTGACCCTGAGTACCCAGACGGCCACGGCTGGCGGATGCTCGCTGAATTCTGTACTGATTTAATTCGTACCCATGTGCTCGAGGCTGCCAATGTTTAACGCATTGTCTCGCTGGCTCGATCGCCTGCTCACATCGCCCGGCGTGGCTGATGTCTACGGCGGTACTCCTAGATCTCCGAGATGGTCAGCGGTAAGGCGCAAGCACCTCGAGCAGCAGCAGAAGTGCGAAGCCTGCGACCGTGTAACCTCACTCGAGGTACACCATGTGATGCCCTATCATCTGCATCCTGAGCTCGAGCTGTCACCCGGCAACCTCATGACGTTGTGCGAGGATTGCCATTTCATTTTTGGTCATTATTCAGACTGGCGCAGCCACAATCCGTTGGTGAGAGTCGATGCCGCGGCATGGCTCGAGAGAGTACGATCACGACCACAGGGGTGAGTTATGACGCTGCCAAAGATCAGTTGCCTATGCCCAACGTATGGCAGGCCTCGCCAGCTCGAGCATGCCATCGAGTCATTTCTCCGGCAGGATTATCAGGGCGAGAAAGAGCTGATAATTCTCAACGATTACAGCGAGCAGACGCTGGTATTCGCTCATCCGCAGGTCAAGATCTACAACGTGGCAGATCAGATCCGCCCGCTCGGGGCAAAGTTCAACGCGACCGCATCACTTGCCACTGGCGACCTATTAGCGATCTGGGAAGACGACGATATCTACCTGCCGTGGCGGCTCAGCTACAGCGTCGAGCATCTTGACAGTAATCGCATCTACCACACAGCTAGTGCGTGGTTTGAGGAGGATACGCACAAGCTCACGCCAAGCCGCAATCTTTACCACTGCAACCTGATGATGAGTCGTGAGGTATTTAGGTCGATTGGCAGCTACAGCGAGGTGAGAGATAGCGGATCAATAGACGTTCTGTTATTTGATGAACTGCGCAAGAAATACGGCACCATCACGCAGGAGATCGAGGACAAGGATCGGTTCTATATTTATCGTTGGGGCACGTCTGGTGGCTACCACGCATCAGGCTGGAGCACCAACATAGTGAGCGAGATGGCTGCCAATCATTTGCGGCAGCACAATACGACACGCGGCATCGTCGAGCTCACGCCGCATTGGCCGTACGAGTACACGGACTACCTGCCGGTGAAGAGATGACCATCATGTCGATACTGACCGAGTATGCTCGTGTGCGAGACACGCCGTCCGACATCAACCAGCACCTGAGCATCTTGCGTGACTATGCCTGGAATCAGGAGCACATCACCGAGATGGGTGTGCGTGGCGTGATCTCCACGTGGGCGTTGCTGGCGGGGCTGCCTCAGCGCATGATCAGCTATGACATCGTGCATGTGGACACGAGCCTCGTCGCTGAGCACGCGGCATCCGCTGGCATCGAGTATGAGTTCCGGCGGGCCGATGTGCTGACGATGAGTGTCATCGAGGAGACCGATCTGCTGTTCATCGACACGTTGCATACCTATGCTCAGCTCCGCGGCGAGCTGGCCAAGCACGCTGATCGTATAAGAAAAAATGGCGTGATTATCTTACACGACACTGTGACCTATGGTCATCAGGATGAGCCTATCTACCCTCATGCCTCGCCACTAGCTAGGCCGACCTATGCGGGCAAGGCAGGGCTCCTGATGGCTATTGACGAGTTCATCGATGCCAATAATAAATGGCGGATCGAGCTGATCCGCCAGAACAACAATGGACTCACTGTGCTGCGTCGAGACTAGGTATCTAGGAGATTCTGCGTCTCGGTATCCATGACCTCGCAGTGTAGGTCGTAGAGCGTGAGCATCTCATGCGCAAGGCTGAGCGCCTCGTCCTTGTCTGCCATGGTCGTGATGGTGGTGTATCGACCCTCGCCCTTGGTCTCGAGACTAGGTACCAGTAGAGCATAACGATGCTGATGCTCAGTGCCATCATCCATCGAATAACGAAATAGCCGATTGAGTAGCCTCCTGATTTCTTTCTGATATGCGCTGATCTGCTTGTGAAGCACATCAACGACATCGATGCCCTTGTTAATTTGGCCGATGTGGCGCTCGAGTTTCATGACTCGCTGCTGCGACTCGATCAGTAGCTGTAGGTGCGTCATCTGCTGCCCTCGTAGGTATCGATTAGCATATTGATGCACTGCACCGATTTGCGCAGATCCTCGATGCCGTTCTTCTCGGTGTGCCGCCACAGATACTTGGCCGCACATCCTGCTAGGTAAGATCGATAACCAGCAAGGCCAAGCCCTGCCCGTTGCGCGGCAGCACAGTCGATGTTGCTGCCGTCTCGAGGTCGATAGTGATCAGGGCTAATCGGATCGCTCATGATGTCCTCCTCAGCCTAGGATCTCACGTAACAGCCAGACGCACCAGTAGAGAGTCCAACCAAGGGCCGCGGCGAGCAGCCCGACGCCGCACCATGCAAGCGTCTCGTCGTATCGTGTCGGTGGTGATCGCTCATCCATCATCGGTACCTCACGCACGCATACCAGCCATTACGACCACGGCTCACCGCAATCTCGATCGGTGTGCGCTGCCCGTAGTAGCAGCAGTTGCGGATCGCCTGCTGCGCACTGGCTGCCGAGAATCCGACGCCCTCATAGCGATAGCTGCCCCCACGATGCGCCATGCGCCCTTGGGCAGCGCTCATGTTTGCGCTCTGCTGAGCTGACTGGCCGAACAATAAAATCGAGCAAATAGCGTAGATCATCCTAATGCCTCACGAGCCCAATCTTGAATCATCTCCGTGCCCATTGCGCGGAGAGTGCAGTTTTTCCTGATGGCTGCCCGCAGTCGAGCAGCAGCCTCAGCCTCATCGAGCAACCACTGGATGTCCAGCTCGGTCAGCTCTTCGCCAGCGACAAAAGCCTTGTTGATATTCTGCCAGATGCTCATTGGTTAATCCTCACACCCTGATAGCACTCCTCACAATAGGGTCTCATGTTGCCACCAATGTCTGGCAGCCGACCACGCATCAGGGGCAGAGTACCACCACCTCGCGCCAATGTCACTAGGCTAGCGCTCATGGCAGTGCCACACCGGGCACAATCGAGCAGCTTGGTGTGCAGCGGCACATGCCATATGCGCCCGTCATTGCCACGCACCTTAGTCGTTATCGGTAGAATCTTCATTCCATTTCTCCATTGTCAGGATCATCTCGATCCATGCCATCTCGATCGCCCAGGCATCGCACATTACTGCATTACTCATATTCAGTTAACTCCTGCTCAATAGCTGCCAATCTTTTTGATATTGGCTCAACCCAATAAAAAGGTTGTGGTCCCGATAAGCGAGGGGATACAAACT